AAATCTGTTCCTTGTTTCCAAATATCATTCGTGTTTCTCCTCTCTGTGTGGTTGTGTTAACCACATTTCCCAATCTTCTTCATACATGGTTTTTGGTATAGTTTGCTTTTCTCCACATTCATACATGAATTGGCTGTGTCTGCTTAACCATTTTGCTTTTTCTTCCGTAGTCAACTGACAAAACCATTCCTCGTTGGTTATCGGCTTTTTACCGCTTCCGTGACAGACTTCGCAACGAACCTTTTGCCAATCAACACTATAAAACCCTTTGCCATTACAATTTGGGCATCTATGTGGATACTCTTTTATATCTTCATCGGTTGCGTATCCTTTTCCCAAGCACATTGGACATCTCATTCTGCCACCTCATCAACACCGCGGATTCCTGCTTTTATAAATTTTTCGTAATCCTCATAACTTATTTCCCAACATTCAAGCAAGTCTTCCAAATCATACCTGCGCATTTCCTTTTCTATTGCATACGCAATCTTTTCGCCTGTTGTCATTCTGCACCACCTCACCCAATATTTTCTCCAACTCGTTAAAATCCTTCGCTATCCAAAGAGCATTGTGCATTAGCATCTTGCGTAATACTACCTTTGTATTAGGATTTTCCTCGTGTTTGTAATCTTTGTATATTGCATTAAAATTTTTAACCAATACATTAATGTGATATACCTGTTTTTCTTCTGTCATGGTATTATCACCTCACACCTTAATACCTATACACAGCAGGATTTTTTAAATTGAACTGCCGTTTCCAGTTTGCAATATATTCTTGGTTTTCTTCGTATTCTTCCATACAGGATTCATAACATTGTGAAGATGGATTTGTATTCATCCAGTCCGTTCTCCAATAAGGCACTTTCCGTATTTTGTCATTTTGTTTCCATGCCTTTTGTATCTGTTTTATTCTGTTCATGGTATTATCACCTCACACAATGACAACCTTGTTATCGTCGTCAAAAAAGCATCTTACTTCATCATCTTCGCCACTATAATCTCCGCCATCATCACGATACTGGATTTTTATTTGGTAATCTTCCTTGCCTTGTTTTTTCATGTATTCGTATAACTCTTTTACTGTCATTGCATATCTCCCCCATTTTTGCAAAATTGGTGGTGTTAGTTTGCAAACTCCCCTAATTTTGCAATTTTAGGGGTGTTCGCCTCAATACCTAACTCGACAATTATTTTGGCGAGTTACTAAAATAATTTTTCTTTATTGTATTTTTCAATTCTTTGTTTGGCCATTTCACAATATTGCGGTGAAATATCAATGCCTATGAAGTTTCGGTTTGACAGAACTGCCATCTTCCCGGTTGTGCCACTCCCCATGAATGGGTCTAAAACTGTTTCGCCTTCGTTCGACCACGTTTGGATATGGTCTAACGCTAACTGTTCTGGAAAAACAGCTGGATGTTTTCCCTCCGAAGAACCAACAGTATATTCAAATATGTTTCCGTGTACCTTGCTACTCAACACCGGTCGAAATTCGTCATCTTTTCGCTTGTGTCGCAACTGCTTTTTGTCTTGTTCATTGTTGCGCTTCCAATTGCAAATCGTTCCCGGACAAAGTGTAGGAACTTTTATCGCATTAAATGTTCGCACCTTTCCTTTGGAGAACACAAACATATACTCAAAAACCTGTTCATATCTATTCCCAAAATTTTGTGGCATTGGATTTTTCTTTTTATAAATCATTGTGTCATGTAAATTAAAACCCACAGACATAAACGTCAATGCTTGCCGGAAAGACGTTCCTGTTTCACTTCCATTCACTGTGGCATCACCAACAATCCAAATAACCACCCCCCCAACTTTTAAAATTTTGTATAATTGTTTTATTATTGTTTCAGCGTCGAACACGCTGTGATAACTCCGCAGATTATCGTATGGTGGCGAGGTTACAACGAGGTCGATGCTTTCACGAGGAATCTTTTTCAGTTCTTTAGCACAATCGCCACAGTATAACTGTATCATTCTATCTCCACCTTACATAAAAGATTTCTGCGACCGAATTGCCAGCACTCCGCTTCACTCGCCATGAAGATGTCCAAGCGGTTATCGTAATTGCCGCCGAACCTATCCGTCACAATAAGCACCCGTCCGTCCGGCAGATAGACTTTGCTGCCAAAAGGAACGGTCATGCCATTGACTTTATCCATCGCACACATCCCCACCGCTGGCATTACACCACTTGCGGTGGGATTGCCTGTTGGTGCGTAGGCACTACAATTTAGCGTGACAACTATTGCAAGTAAATATGTTAATCCTCGCATTGTTCTTCCCACTTCCTGCCCGTCAGTTTTTCGTAAATCTCATGCTTGTGTGCCTCTGCTTCTGCTTCGGTACGGAAACAGTTGCCACATGCTTTGTAACAGTAATCCGTAGTGTTTCCAGACCATAGAGAACAACATACGCTCTTATCTACAACGGATACAACAAAATATTTTTCTCCTTTTTTCGGTTCAAATGGTATTTTTTCCACTTCCACAAATCCCTCAAGTAACGATGTTGGAACAATCGTGCTAATCCAATTCCCGTTGTTGTCAAACTGGAAAGCTGTTTCTGTAAAACGATATAAACAACCAAGAATAATTGCATCACAATCTTTAACGGCTTTCAGCTTAAATTCTTCCCCAATTTCCACTCCCAGTTCTTTGGCTATCATTGGTATTAAGTTCATTGTTTATTCCCCTTTCGCACACTGCTTATACACCTTTCTCGCTTCATCGTTCCACCAAACAATAGCGTCAAACTCGTTATCAAACGCATTGTCAGAATTAAAAATATTGTTTGGACAGTTTGCATCTTCATCGCAACCGATATACACATATCCGTCATCGTCTATGCTTGTATCTGCTTCACCGCCACATAACCAACAGCGTTCTATCATCTTCTGCACCCTTTTAGTAACTCACCCTATACACTTAAACTTCTTTAAAAATTCCACACCCTCTGCCGCAAGACCAGACCTTATTTCCTCTGGTGTAACATAGTGTTGATTAATCGCTTCAATGTCCTCGTTGCTGGAATAAAACAACTCTTCTATCTGTTCATTCGTCCAATTATGGTTGTCGTGTAACTGTCGGAATACAGCAAGATATGTTTCGCTGATGGCTTCGTTATACACTTCGCAATAAAACCGACGCAGCCATTCAATCAATCCGTCTTTAGATAGTGACCTTATATACCGGTATTGCTCACGATTCAACACAAACGGTTTTCGCTTTTCCGTTTTAATCACACTCCTCTCAAAGCCGCACTGTTATCACATTACCCTTTTTAACCCACCTATTACGTCCATAGCGGAGTTTCTTTCGGATGCTCGATATGTTTATCACAAACCGATTTTGAAAGCTTACGCAGACAATAAACAAGCTGTTCTTGGAACGGTTTTAAATCAACCGTTTCTTGCTTGTACTGTTCCATGCTTTCCCATCCGTCATCACCGATGACCGGTTTTAACCGATACCCATATTTTTCGCTTTTTTCCAATACAGTTCCGGCATTCCGCAGATAAACAAGGATTGCAGCCAAATCATCACTCATTATGCTTGCGTACATTACGAGATCAAGCCACAAATCACTGTCATTCGGAGAATATTTCGCATATAGATCTTTCCATTCAGCACCATGTTTCATCGTTCCCCTCCACAATCTGCAAAGCATCTTCCGTGCTTCGTGCCACACCAGCTATTGCGCCACGCTCATTCATTGCCGTTAAAAATCGTTCCTGGTCTTTCCGTAGTCTGCCGGTTGGCGTTTTTACTTCGATAAAAAATATCTTTGAATCTGTTTTGCGAAACCCAAACAAATCAGAAAATCCGTCCGGCAACCCTGTGGAAAACCAACGTCCGTCAGCCATTTTCACTCTGCCAACGTTTGCACGAAAATTAACGTGTCCTGCCTTGCTTAATGCAAGCCGTATTTCATTCATAATGTCTGTCTCTGTTTTCATCGAGCCGCCCCTAACAATTTGTATTTCCAATAAATGTACTTCTGCGGTATTTCGATACCTAACTCAATAGCCTTGTAAATCATCCAGTAAAACTTGTACTTCTTTGCCTTGCGAAACAGTTCCAGTTCTTCAAACGTCCTGCACTTTTTGTAATCGTTGTAAGGCCGCTTGGAAATTTCCTGCAACATAACGCCCTCTACAACTTTCGGATCAGTACGTTCTTCCGTTTCAAACTCATATCCGCAGATTTCACACTGTTTTACATTGTTCCGTACCACCGCATAACAGTTAGGACAAGTTTTAACAAAAACCTCATTTTTCTTTTTCTTCTTTTTCTGTTCCAGCGTCCACTCACGTTCATCGTCCGGCAAACCATGCCTTGTGTAATTACCGACATGATCCAAAATGATTGCCGTTTTCCCCTCTTTGTACCGCATGCTCCTCATGGATTGTTGAATATGCAGCGTCAGTGATTGTGTAGGCCGTAACAACACCACTGCTTCGCAGTCCGGCACGTCAAACCCCTCACCGAATAAATCTACGTTGCACAATACTGTAACTTTCCCCTCTCTGAAATTCGCAACGATACGTTCACGTTCCGTTTTGTTCGTTGTTCCGTCCAGGTGTGCCGCCACAATTCCGGCATCCATAAAGGCCTGTGCAGTTTCCTTGCTGGTATTGATACTGCTGCAATACACAATAGTCTGTTTTCCGTCAGCGAATTTGCGCCAGTTCTCCACGGTGTTACCAAAAATAACGCTCCTTGCCATCAGACTTTCCACTTCTGCTTTATCGAAGTCGCCATTCTTTGTATGCAGATGTCTTGTATCAGCCAGTTCTACGCCATAGTATCTATACGGAGACAGGTAGCGGTTTTCTATCAGCCATTTCGTACTGACCGATTGAATCAGGCTGTCAAACACTGCGCCAAGACCGCCCTCGTTCATGCGGACAGGCGTTGCGGTAAAACCAACCACAACCGCATCAGGAAAACCCTCAATGATTTTTCTGTAGCTGGTAGACAAAACATGATGACACTCATCCACGATAATCAATTTCGGCTCTGCAAGTTTTGAAACACGTCTGCATAATGTCTGTACCATGCCGACAGTGCAGTAATTAAAATCCACACCACAAGCACTGAACGTGGATTCTATCTGTTGACAAAGTTCCTGCCGGTGGACAACGAATAGCACACGATTATTCTTTTTCGTTGCTGATTGTGCTATCATGCCCTCAATAACAGACTTGCCACCACCACACCCAAGCACGGCACACACCGATTTTTTATTGTTTCGTAGTTCGTTGCGGATATTATTGATTAAATCCGTCTGATATTGTCGTAACTCCATTTTTGTAGGTAAATACTACCTCTTTCCCACCCATGTGTAGGACGCAGAAAACTGTCAACCATGCGTGTTTGAGGCGTGTTTCCTACGTTCCTTCCACTTTTTTGAGAAACAAAGTGTTCTTATACGTAACATAATACAGACACCTATTATTACGTTTATATATATATATATATATATTTATGTAGGAATGTAGGAATGTAGGAATATGCATGTCAAACACGCATGGTTGACACATTTTAAAATCCTACAGCTATCCTACAAAGCCTACGTTCCATCGTATTTCAGGCGTACATAGTAACCTTTTTCGCCATCAACAGATGCGTGGTCTGCATATTTCCCATGAGATGTTTTTAACAAATAACCTTTTGCCGCCCATTTTTTCTTCACAGCGTCAAAGTTAAATCCGAGATTGTGTAACTCACGGATCAGAACAGTTTTATTAACGTCCGCATAATCATTTCCGATTCTTCCCCAACGCTTTGTCTTACTGTCACTTGAAAAATTCAATTCGTTTTCCATGATTACGCCGATAATCTCACGATACGCACGTTCCGCTACATCAATATCGGACTGCGTTTTCAGATACGGTTTAATATCGTCTATCGTAAGTTCTTTCTCGTCCTTATAAAATGCGAATCCTGCAACAGCGTCAGCTATCAGCAATAACGTAACGGCCATAGCCTGTTTTTCTGATGTGTCCTGGCATTTTTCCAGCACATTTTTCATTTTCGTTTCAAACGTTTTGTGAATTGGAAATTCTGACAGTTCCTCAATAAACGGCTTTCCTGCAAGACCATAGTTCTTGCCGATAAAATTTACTACGTTGTTACCGCCATCAACTACTTTATCCGTACATTCAATTTCAATAACACGGTTCTTTACACCGCCACCGGAAACGTTCTGGGTACACGGCTCTTCGCCGGTAAAAATAAATGCGTTTTCCCACGTCATCGTCTGTTGCAGTGTAGAACTGCTCATGCGTCCACGATTGATACCCTCTGTGACTTGCATGATCAATGTATCGTAGTTTTCGTAACGGCTTTTAATGGTCTGTAATTCATCACCAAAGAACGGCAGATTTTTAAGAATTGAAGCGGTTTGCATCATGGCGTTTATCGTCATGTTCATGGTGCGTACCAATTTGCCCTGGCGAGGATTTCCCCATATGCTTGCCGCAACCATCATGCCTACTGTTTTGCCACTGCCTGTTCCACCCCACAGATGTAGGACGAACGGTAACGCTCCGGCTTTTGCTATGATTGGCGAAGCAAATGAAGCATCCATAATCAAGCGCAGCATGATATTTTTACGGAGTTCCGCAGTATAACGCACCCACTCTGCCAGGTCGCCTTTACTTTTTACCGAAGCCACTAAATCCTTGTACTGATTTTCGCTGTCAAGCTTTACGTTATCTGCATACGGAATAAATCCGCTGTCTGACCACCCAAAGTGTTGCAGTGATTTTACAATCGGTATGGTATCGGAATTTAATGTTACGATTTCAGCAAGATACTTTACTAACAGTTTGGCGTTTTCGCTTGTTACTTCTAATCCCTGGTCTGCCAATTCAATGATTTTTGAATTGCTTGCTATCGTAGAACGTGGAACTAATATCTTGTGCCATTTTTCGTACTTATAGAATCCGATACGGATTTTTTCGGTTTCATCGTCCAAGTTCTGCAAGATTTCCAACGGCATAACTGGAATGTGTGAAGCATATTCAGCCTTGTAGCCGCCAAACTGATTCTGCGTCATTCGTTTTATACCCTTATCATCCGCAATCCACGAACCGGCTTTCAATGTAAGCGGCTGCTCCGGAAATTTCGTGTAACTGTCAGACACAATTTCTGTTTGTGCTTTGCTACGCAGGAACGTATTCCAACCATTACAGAACTGCCGGAACACACCTAACTTTTTTGCACGTTGTTGTGCCATTGACAACGCATACTGTCTGCGGTTTTCGTCCTTGATAGCGTAAATAGATTCAAAGAACTGGATCTGAATTAAATCCGTTTCCGTTTTATCCTCATAGTCGATAGTAAATTTATAATCGGCTATTTTCTGTGGATCGCCGCCCTGTGCAAAATAATCAGCAACGTCACCCTTGTAAGGGCATTTTTCCCATATTTCATTAAGTTTTAAAACGTTCAGTGTAACAGGCCATGCATCGGTATAGTCCATACCCTTGTCGTCGTTGTCTGGAATCAACACGATTTCCTTAAATTTATTTAGGTATTTTACGTCTGTTTCGGACAACTTGACTTTTTTCTGTGCGCCAGTATTGCTTGTGGTAGCCAATAATCCATGCTTTACCATAGCGTCAGCACACTTTTCGCCCTCAACGATATAGAGTCGTGTGTCGGCAGAAGCCTGTTCCATTAAGTCCAGGTTATACAGATTATTGCAGTTTTCAGGTTTCTTAAATATGGTTTTGTCGTTTTCGTCAACGTAACCAAACCGAAAATCCTTACTGCCATCAGAGTATTTAGTTCTATGTTTATAGTAAGCAACCGAACCATCAGGATTTTTATATTCATGGTCATACTCTTCAATAACGGTTGGTGCTTCGTCCATAACTTTTTTTCCTTTTAACCCTAACGCTTTAAGAACATCAGGCAACTTTGCGTTACACCGATGACACCATGCCAGTACGGTTCCGTTTTCTTCCGCAATGGACAAGTGATGCCCATCAGTGCGACCTGTCTCACACACAGGACAGGCCGCTTCAATTTCTTTTCCTCGTTGTTTTTTGTTACGCAAATGTGGCAGGATTTCTTGCAGCGTCAGCGGCTCAAAATGGTAAGTCCTCATCTTCATCGGCAGAAGCAACCGGTGCCGGTTGCGGAATTGTTGTCGTCGTCAGTTTTTTCAGATCCGGCACTTTAAATTCTTTTTTGCGAATCTTATCAGATGATGTAATCGTTTTTACATACGTCCTGACACCAATCGTGCCGTCATTCTTCTGATATTCTTCATACCCAAGTACAACACCAATCAACAGGCCAATCAGTTTCCGTTCGTCACCATCGAAATTATCTGCCTTAAAAGCAGGATTGGAATTTTCCAATGCAGCCAGGAACGCCTTGAACATTCCCCATGCTTTCTCCTTGTAACTACGGAACATACGGATATATGACCAGTCATTTCCGCTGCGCTTTTCGGCTTCTGCCCCATAGTTCTTAAATTCACCCTCGGCAACATCCATGACAACTTTCAGATATTCCTTTTCCGGATTATCTGTAACGCTGACAATTTTACACACATAACCACCGCTACCTAAACGCTCAAACTCTTTTGCTTCTGGCACTGTTCCCCAATTAATTTTCCTCATTCTTTTCTTCCTCCTTATCCTGATTAAATCCGTAATACTCACGGATAGCGGTATCAACCGCCTTTAAATCGTTGTCAATTTCGTCCTCTTCAAATAACCCGATAGGGCTTTTTGCCACATCGAATCCGTCTGTATGTGTACGGAAAAAGTAACCGCCATCGTGGTATACGGAGCGCAGGACGATGGTAAACATGCCCTCAATGGTTACTTTTTCGTCCAGCAACTTGCCAATCGACTTCGGTTTAATGTCACCAAAATCATTCTTTGTTTCGTGCATGATAATGTACACGATTTTATCTTTATCCAATGATTTGCAGAACGTAATCAGTTTCCAAAAATCGTCAGCAAGCGTGTTATAGAAGTTAAACATGGCGTTTCCACTGCCCTGTGAAGCATGACCACGCATAAAACTGTTCGTAAGCAGATACCCTGCGTCATCCACCACTACCACTTTCTTTTTGCTGCTCTTGATCGCTTTAGCAATTTCTCTGTAATTGTCACTGTCAATGGTGTCAAAGTCATTGCGGAACGGCAGAGGTTTGGACTCTACATTAATCACGTCAATTTCTTCTTTTTTAAAGTTCCGCATGCTGGCAGACTTGCCTGTGCCGGACTTACCGATTATCAGAATTGGAATAGACATTTATTTCACCTCACACTCATATTGTTTTTCTCAACCAATACTGCACCATCCAACTTAATACCGGCTTTCAAATCATTGCCTAACAGCGTCTTGTTTATCTCCGGCTCTTTGTACCGCAGATAATAACTGGACAGCTTCTTTACGTCCGTAACCTCAACCGATGTGGACTTGCGCCACGAAACGCTGACTTCGTTATTTTTCCACTTTGCACCATTAAGGAACGCTGCCAAATATGCTTTCAGAGACTCTTTTTTCCTTGCGGCCGCCTGTTTGCGTTCTTTAAAAATCTTTTCCTGCTCCGCCAACTGTTTCTCGTCACTCTCAAGATTACGAATCCAACACGCAATGTTTCGGATTTTGGTGTCACGTTCCATTTTTAGTGCGTCCAGAGCGGCAGTGTCGATAATCTCACCTGTCATGGTATTGACGAAATCTCCGCTTTCCATCTTCACGCAGTTTGTAATGGCTTCTTCTATGGCAAATAAATTCATTCTTCTTCACCGTCCTTTTCTTTCTCAATAGGATATGCGCTCATTCCCACAACCCGAACGTTCTTCATTGCACAAGCTACTTCATATGTGATACGTTCAGAGGGGTCATCGACAATCAAAACCTCGTTAAACATTCCCACCAGTTCAACCAGTGCTTTGCTCCCGTAGTGCCAAACGCTGCCCTCTCTAATAAACAGAATGTCTTTATATGTTTCGGCTATTTTTTTATACGTATCACAATCTAAATATCCAACAATCAAGACTTTTCTCATTCTTTGTCGCCCCACTTCCGCAAAATAAATTCATGTTTTGGTATGCCAAGTCCGTCAGCAATCTTCATGGCACGTATTCTGGGTATGACCACTTTTTTTGTTTTAACGATACTCGTAAAATAATCACCTTTAATTCCAGTAATGCGCTCCAACATGGTAACGCCCAACATACGCCTTTCAATCTCATCCATCAGCCGTTCTGCGGAAACCACAACGAAATTCCGTGATGGATTCCAACGCTTAACACGTTCGTCATTCAGCCGCTCCATTAGCACGTCTGCTGATAGGTTCGTAAGGTCTGCATACCACCTGGACTTAAAGAATCTAACAACAGCTTCTCTTTGTTCAATTAATGTTTTTAATTCAAATTTCTTTTTCATATTCAGTTGTACTTCTTCCGTAACAGTGGGGATTCTACCGCTGCGTAACAATCTGTAATCCTGCACCGCCTGTACGATAATAGCGTTTGCAAGGACTTCATACGGATCTATCTGTCTCCTGGTGGTGCTTCCCTCTGTACGTGTGTCGTTATAAACGTGCGTTTTGGTGGTCATTGCATTTCCCTCAATTTGTGTTATAATAAAAGCGGAATCATGATAGAGTTCCACTTTTTAGGCCGTTGACTATTCGCAGTAGTCAGCGGTCTTTTACTTTTCAAACGGTATCACTTTGCCATATAAACTGACAGCACAATCAACAGCAGGATTTAAACCGTCGACTTTGATATTGGCAAGTGTCGCCACAAGATAAGCTGCCTGTTTAATGGGATCGTTTTGCAATTCTTTGCACTTCCATGCAAACAATGCGGCAACTTCAGTAAATTCTTCTTCATTAAACACGGCTGTCACCTCGTCAATAACTCCCATGCTGTCATAACCGCATATGTCCATACGCATCCGGCAAAGAAGTCAGAGTGGTCTATTAAATGCACCAGCTTCTTGCCGAACCAATCAAATCCGTTAAAGACGACCTTGCTGTACACCCAGCACATAGCAAAAATCATGCAGTACATACTGTGTAGGACACTGTGTTGCGTAGGTTTGTAGTATTTCATTTTCTCACCCCCTTGCCAACTGCGCTATGTCGGCCATAGCCTTTCGCAGTTTATTCAGTTCCTCTCGCATTTCGTTGTTTTCCTGCGTCAGTTTATGCCGTTCCCATGCGGTTAATCCTTTGGTGTCATCATCCAAGGATTCCAACTGTACGACTTCCTGCGCTGAATACCTAACCCCTGGCATACTTGGCAACCTGTGTAGTTTACCGTCCGTTTCCATTGTGCGAATAGCAGAACGTGACAACCCCCAACGCTCACAGAGTTCTTCTGTGGTAAATACTGTTCTCATGGTGATTCCTAATCCTTAATAAGTTCGTCAATGGAAACGTGGAAGTAATCAGCAACCTTTTTTAAATTGGTTACAGACGGAACAACCGTACTCCACTTGTAAATAGTGCCGCTGCCAAAGCCTAATTCTTTTTCCAATTTGCCAATATTTGTTTCATTCTTTTCACAAAGCAGCTTAATTCTTTCCAATAACATCAATTTCACCCCTTTCTATTGACATAAGGCTGAAAATATTCTAAAATGCTAACACGACAAGGAATATTTTCAGTTCCCCAAACAGAAAAATATTCAAAAAACCAAACATAGCATTATGTCAGCGTGAATATTTTCAACCTTATGCTTATTTTACATGAATATTTTCATGTTGTCAAGTGCAATTTTGGAAATTTTTCATGTAGGTGAGATTATGTTGACGGAAAAAATTAAAGAGTTGTGCAAGTCGCATGGAATCAGCGTTCCCAAGTTAGAGGACGCTCTAGGTTTTGGTGCAGGAACGATTTCAAAATGGAAAACATCTTCGCCGAGCGCAGACAAAATTAAAAAAGTAGCAGAATATTTTCATGTTTCAACAGACTATCTATTAAACGTTGATAGTTCCAATTACTATACCAATGAAGAAACAGCAAAGCTGGCACAGGAAGTGTATGATAATCCTGATTTACGCATTTTGTTTGATGCTTCAAGGGATTTAAGGCCGGAAGATATTCATTTTGTGGTTGGCATGATTAATAGAATGAAACGAGGTGGTAACAACGAATAGAATTATTTATAGAGATATGCCGTGCCGTATCAAAGCACTAACCTGTCAAGATGCAGACGGCTATCAGACAACAATCATTAACAGCAGACTGTCACACGAACAAAACATTAAGTCTGTAAAGCATGAACAAAGCCATGAGAATGATTTTTTAAATGAAGTTAATATAAATGAATTAGAATTTATTAGACACAAGGAGTGAACATTATGGGTATTTTTGATGACTTTAACAAATCAAGACAGATGGAAAAAGAACGTAACGAGCAAAGAAAAAAGGCAGAAGCCGATGCCGCTGCCAATAAAAAAGAAAAAATTAATCATGTTTTATTAAAAACCATTTTAGGCGATCCACTGAATCTTTTGATTGGAAATGACGCAAAACTTTGGATATATTCTGATATGGTGATAATAGACCGTACAGATGGCAAGGTTTTAAATGCGTTTAACCACACAATAAAAGCTATTCCAATTAAGAACATTAGAACGATGCAATTCAAAAACGCTGGCGCAACACCAGGATTCATTGAGTTCGGTGTTAGCGGAAATGATGCAAACCGGAAAGAAACATTTGATTTTGACAACGAAAACAGGTTTATGTATAGCTATGATAAAGCGGCAGAAGCGATAGACGCATATTTTCATCTTTTGGCACAGATTAAATAGGAGTGGCCGCCATGCAAACTAACACAACCTACCGAAAGAAAGATGGCTCATGGCAGATCATAGTCAGTTATAAACTCGGCAACCAGTGGAAACAGAAAAGCCGACAAGGTTTCGCAACCAAAGCAGCTGCCAAAGAAGCGGAATCCTCTATTATTCAGTCCATTAAATCCACTCCTATACCCATTGATAAATCTATCGCCAATATCACTCTTGCTGACTTCTGCAAAGAATACCTTGCCAACCGAAAATCACTTTCATATACCACTAAAACTATCTATACACACGCCGTAGCTTCGCTTCAGAGCGTGGCAAATAAGCCAATGCGAACAATATCATTCATGGACTTGCAAAAGGCTGTCAGGGCGTGGAAAATCGCACCAACAACACAGCACGAATACCGTATTAAATTGCGTGTGTTATTCAAGGCTGCTATTAAACCATACGGCATTATAACCACGAACCCTATGGCTGACGTTGAGATAGAACGTTCACGCAAGGAAAAGAAGAATCGTGCCATTCCAGAGGAAACCATGCAGAAAATTCTTGATTATGTCAAACTTCCTGTTACTTATATCGCACTCCGTATCTCACAGCTTACTGGTGTCCGGCGTGGCGAACTCCTTGCCCTGACATGGAACGACTTTGACTTCACCAATCTTACCGTCACAATCAATAAACAACTTGCACTGACGGATAAATGTCAACACAATGTAGTTTTTTACACCAAATCGGCAAATGGATTCCGTGAGATTCCTATTCCTGCCATCCTTGCCAAAGAATTAAAGAAATACCGACTTAACGCTCCGTTGGTCATTACTGGCGAACTGTTCCCTAAACCGTTGGCTGTATACTACAATATGTGCTATGCGTTGAAAAAACACTGCTATTCCCCTCATGCATTGCGTCATACCTATGCGTCAAAACTTCTTGCTAGCGGCATTGATATTCAGACCATCGCCGCTTTACTCGGAGACAACGTGGAAACAGTGACACGAACGTACATTCATTACTCTGATGAGATGCGGAAATCGGCAAACGACAAAATACAAAAAATTTTTTCGGTAAATTTTTGACGAAATTATTTGCCGTAAGCGCAAGAATCTGTCAACCATGCGGATAACTTGCGCTTTCTTAATTTTTCACAAAAACGACACATTAATGTTTTCAAATGTGTTTCAAAGTGTTCCGTTGTAGTAATTGTGCGGTTTTTATTTTCCACGATTTTTTCATTGTTTTTTATTTGTGCTTTCGTGTTTTGCCGAATTTTTGCCGTCACTCAATTTTTCTGCACAAAAATGGCAATTACTTGTTGTACGCTGCAAAAATACACTTATCCACCGCTACAACACTTTAACGCTTTACATTTTTCACAAATGTTACAGTGGTTTTCTTTATTTTTGCAATCCTAAAAATGTTACACTTTTTGTTATTTTTACCTTAAAACTGGAAACCATGTTACAGATTTCCAAATCGGCTGACCCACGGCGGGGTTGCCGACCG